GCAGCAACAGCGATTGTATCTGGACTTGGAACTATTTCTTCAATCTCTATATCCTCTGGTGGTGCTGGTTACTCTACTGCCCCAACAGTTAGTATTGGTAATACTGCTCAGGCAGTTGGTCTTGGAACCACTGCCACTGCAACAGCATCTATAACCGCAGGCGTTGTTACTTCTATTACTTTATCAAATGCTGGAACTGGATATACAAATACAAATATTCCACAAGTTCTTATTGCTCCTCCTGCGTGTCCAGTAGAAACAAATAGTGTTTCTTCATTCTCTGGAGATAATGGAATCGTTGTTGGATTTGGAACGACAACTTCTGGATCTGATCTGCAGATTGTTCTTGACCTTCATGTCCCTAGTGGATCATTCATGAGAGATGGTTCTCTCGTTGGAACTGCTGTAACTCTCAGTGGTGTTGCTGTAAATGATTACTTCATGATATTTAATTCTAATATTGGAGTTGGATCTACTTCTATCACATCCAAAGATGTTGGTGGAAACACGATCGGAATTGGAACAAGTTTTGTTGATAATGTTTATCAAGTAGCATCTGTATCTAATGTAGAGTCAACCATCACTGGAATTGGCACAACCATCGTTAGAAGAGTTCAGGTAACTGTAACTGGATTTGGAAATACAACTGGATCCGCATACACTACATCAAATTATATGGGCGACTACAGTTGGGGTAAAATCCAACTTGCAGGTAGAAATGAAAGTAATACATTCAGTTTCTACGGAGAAGATGGTGTTGGTGGTATTTCTACTTCCGCACTGGTTAGAAGAACCAATCCTCTAAAATTCTCCAATTATATAGTCTAAATATCTTTGATGTGTTTCTACACCACTAACACCACCAATAAATAAGTAAAAAGTCTCCTTCAAATGGCTGCTATTATAACTGATCAGATCAGGATATTAAATGCGAAGAATTTTGTTTCTGACGTAGGTATCAATACATATTATTCTTTCATTGGATTGCCTAATCCTGCTGATTATCAATCGGATTGGAATAATTCCCCTCCATCACCGAAAGATAATTTTGATCAAGAGAATGATTATTGGGATACAATGATCGCTCTTAAAAAAATCACTACAACTGATATAAGGCAAGTTGTACCCAAGACCTCTTGGTCATCTGGTACTACTTATGATTTTTATCGTCATGATTATAGCAGAACAAACACTGCGAAGGTGTCTGGTGCAACTAACTTATATTCTGCCACTTATTTTGTAATTAATTCCGAATATCAAGTTTATATCTGTCTGCAGAATGGAACTGATCCAGACAACCCAAATGGTCGTCCTTCTCTTGACGAACCAACCTTTACAGATCTAGAACCAAGATCTGCTGGAACGAGTGGTGACGGTTACATTTGGAAGTATCTTTTTAGAATCAAACCAAGTGAAATTGTAAAGTTTGAGACAACAGATTTTATTCCCGTTCCCTCTGACTGGACGACTGGAACAGATAATGCTCCAGTTAGAGACAATGCTGTTGATGGATCTATCAAGATTGTAACAATTACTGATCGTGGTGTTGGACTGGGAACTGCAAACAGAACTTATAGCAATGTTCCAATTAAAGGAGACGGAACAGGTGCTACTTGTACGATTGTTGTTAACAATGACCAAAAAGTAGATTCAATAACTGTTTCAAACCAAGGTTCTGGATATACTTACGGCAACATTGATTTAGTTGGAGGTAGTGTTCCCACTGGAACTTCAAGACCAACATTTGATGTAATTATGACACCTCAGGGTGGTCATGGTGCTGACATTTATAGAGAACTCGGTGCATATAATGTTCTCCTATATTCTAGAATTGAAAACGATAATGAAAACCCAGATTTCATTACTGGAAACCAAGTTGCCAGAATTGGAATCGTTCAGAATCCAGAAGAGAGTGTAGGAACTATCTTATCGTCAGATAAAGCAAGTGCTGTTCCTGCTTTAAGACTTGTTGGAGCAGGATATAGTTCAGCATCTTTCACTGCCGATTCTTATGTAACCCAAACTGTTTCTACTGGAACTACTGCTGTAGGTCGAGTAATTAACTATGATCAAACTACAGGTGTTTTAAAGTATTGGCAAGATAGATCAGTATCTGGATTTAATACAGTCGGAACTGCTCAAACACAACCAACATATGGATTTGATTTGACGGAATTTACTTCCGCTCCATCTACCGGTGGAAGTCTGACAATTGTTCCATCCACAGGATCAAACTTGGCGATTGATACCTCTTTCACGGGTGTCAGCACCGTAATAAATAATAGGACATATTACCTTGGTCAAACATTTACTAGTGGTGTTGCTGAACCAGAAGTTAGACAACATTCTGGAAACATCATTTACGTAGATAACAGACCTTCGATTACCAGGTCATCGAACCAAAAAGAAGATATCAAAGTCATTTTGCAGTTCTAACGGATTATGCCACAGCAAACGAACCTTAACGTAGCGCCATATTTTGACGATTTTGACGCGAATAATGACTTTCATAAAGTGTTGTTTAAGCCTGGATATCCTGTCCAGGCTAGAGAATTAACAACACTTCAATCTATCTTACAAAATCAAATTGAAAAGTTTGGCAAACACTTCTTTAAAGAGGGTGCCAAGGTAATCCCCGGAAATACTGGATATAGTCAATATTACTATGGTATTCAATTAGTTAATAATTTTAATGGAGTTCCTGTTGAAGCATATGCAGATCAACTTATAGGAACTAAAATCACTGGACAGACTTCTGGTGTAACGGCATTTGTAGATTCTGTTCTTGCCCCAAGTGACTCTGAAAGAGGGAATCTTACTCTTTACATCAATTACTTATCATCCAACACCACAAATAATGCAACTCAAACATTCTCTGATGGAGAATCTTTGACATGTGATACCACAATTACTTCAGGACTTCTTGGTAATACTACTATTGAGATTGGAGCTCCTTTTGCTAATACTTTACCAGCAACTGCAGCAGTCACTGGGTCTTCTTTCCAAATCCAAGATGGTGTTTATTTTATAAGAGGTCAGTTTGTAAATGTACAGACAGAAAATCTTGTTCTAGATCAATACAGCCCTACTCCTTCTTATAGAGTTGGATTATTGATTACAGAAGAAATCATCACTGCAGATCTTGATGAGACACTGAACGATAATTCACAGGGATTTAATAACTATGCTGCTCCGGGAGCAGATAGATTAAAAATTAGTGCTAGGTTGTCTAAAAAACCACTTATTGATTTTCAAGACGATAATTTTGTTGAACTTGCGACTATTTCTGATGGAGTTTTAAGATCTCAAGTAAGAAACACCGATTACTCCTTTGATTTCATGGACATCCTCGCAAGGAGGACGTTTGCCGAATCTGGAAATTATACAGTTAAAGATTTTGATATTAGCGTTGAAAATGCTTTAAACAATAACGTTGGAAATAGAGGTTTATTCCAAGCAGGACAATTTACACCTACAGGAACACCAGCAACTGATGCCATTGGTCTTTACAGGGTTGGACCCGGTAGAGCATTTGTCAAAGGTTATGAAGTAGAAACTGTAGGACCCACTTTCCTTGATTTTGAAAAACCAAGAACTACCAAAACGATTGAAGATCAATCAATCATTTATAATACTGGACCAACCATTAGAGTCAATAACGCTTATGGTGTTCCAAAGGTTGGTCTTGGCAACACATTCACAGTAAGTTTGAGAGATACCAGAATTGGTTCTGCCTCTACGATTGCTGCTGGTACAGAAATTGGTCTTGCTCGTGTATATGATTATGCTTTAGAGTCTGGATCTTATAATTCCACAAATGCTGCGATCAATGAGTGGGATGTTTCTCTCTTTGATATTCAATCATTTACCACAGTGACTCTGAATGAGAATCACACTTTGAGCGTCCCAACCTTTGTTAAAGGTCTTCAAACTGGAGCAACTGCTTTCTTGAGAAGTGCTGTAAGCGCATCTAAGTCACTTACACTTTATGAAGTAGAGGGTCAGTTTAATGAGTTTGAACCACTAGCGTTCAATGGAGTTGATAGTGGATATGTTGGCGTAGCAATTACTAATTTTGGCATATCAGATGTTAAGTCTGTTCATGGAGTTGTTGGTGCAGGATACACGTTTAATGCTGATGTTATACAAGCACCCAAAACTTTAGTTGGTGTTGCAACAATTACTACTACATCTGGTGCTGCTGGAATTAGTACGGTAAGAAGCACTAATCCACGATTCCCAGCAGATATCAAACTGAATAATTTAGTTCGTTATTCTGATGTCAATAGAACTGGAAATACTAATAGTGATCCTGCTTTTGCAAGAGTTGTTTCTGTCGGATCATCTCATATCACAATCACTGGTGTTACAACAGTAACCGGTGTTGCAATTGGTGGAACTGTAGCAACTCAAATTGATGTACAGGACTTCACTGTTCTTACAACCAAATTACAATCATCTAGTGACAATACTCTTTATACTCGTTTACCAAAAGGCAACGTTGCAACAGTAGATCTGACCAGTGCTAATATCACTATCAGAAAAGAATTCACTGTCAATATTGCCAGTAATCAACTTTCGTCAAATGTTTCTGCTGGAGAAAATGAAACTTTCTTGCCTTTTGACGAAGAAAGATATGCTCTTGTAAGATCAGATGGAACAACAGAAACTCTCACTTCAGATCGTCTTGTATTCTCTGAAGGTGGCACAAGACTTCAAATTAAAAATCTAGGATCTAATAATACTGGTGCAACTTTAATCACAACTCTTAAAAAAGAAAAACCAAAGGCAAAGGTTAAAGTTAGAAATAGAGTTAGTAGTGTAGTTGTTGATAAGTCAAAACTCACTGCATCTGGAACTGGATCTACTACATTAAATGATGGACTTACCTATGGAGCATTCCCATTTGGAACAAGAGTTCAAGATGAAAGGATCTCTCTTAATGTACCAGATATTATCAATATCCATGGTATCTTTGAATCTGCTGATAATGACACGGCATCTTCACCAAAAGTAACTCTCACTAACCTCAACAGTTCATCAACGACAACATCGGAATTTACTCTTGGTGAGCAAATTGTAGGACAAAACAGTGGTGCTGTAGCAATTGTTGCTGAAAAATTATCTGATAGTCAGATTTCTTTCCTCTATAAAAATGATATTAATTTTAGAGAGGGAGAAAACATTGTTTCTGCAGAAACTGGCATTCAAGGAACAATCTCTGCTCTTGATTCTCCTAGTTTTGATATCTCTGCAAACTATATGTTTGTTGATGGACAGGAAGAGACTATTTACAACACTGGTTTCTTAAAGAGAAAAGCAGATTCTTTAGCACCGGCAAAACAATTAAAAGTATATTTCAGCAATGGAAGTTTCCAATCTACAGATGATGGAGATATTACCACAGTTGAGTCATATAATTCGTTTGACTATGCCTCAGAACTCCCTACTGTAAATGGAATTGCTGTTAGTGACATTATTGATATCAGACCTAGAGTTTCTGATTACACGGTATCTGCAGACTCCAGATCTCCTCTAGAGTTTTTGGGAAGATCCTTTGATGCCAGTGGAAACTCAGCAGCAAATGTTTTAGCTTCTGATGAGTCAATTCTTACTACATTCTCTTACTATCTTGGTAGAATTGATAGAATTTTCTTAACGAAAGAAGGAAAATTCCAAATCAAATATGGAGAACCTGCAGATAGACCAGTAAAACCGGGTCCCGTTGATGATGCTATTGAAATTGCAAGTATAACCCTTCCACCATACTTATACATCACTGCTCAAGCAAGTCTTACTTATCTAGAGCATAAGAGATTTACTATGAGCGACATTCGTCGCATTGAAAATAGAGTTAGAAATCTTGAGTATTACACAACTCTTTCATTGTTAGAAACTAACACTGCAAACTTGTTTGTTCCTGACAATGATGGTCTGAATAGATTTAAGTCAGGGTTCTTCGTTGATAACTTTACTGGATTCCAACCACAAGAACAATATAGTGAAATTAAAAACAGTATTGATCTTAAGAACAAAGAACTTAGACCAAAGCATTACACAACTTCAGTTGATTTAGTTTTTGGTCCTGTTGTTAATGCAGATGCTACTGCTGATTTGAATTTTACTTCAATTGAAGGAATCAATGTAAGAAAAGCAAACGATATTGTCACTCTTGACTATGCTGAGGTTGAGTGGTTATCACAAACTTTTGCCACTAGAGTTGAAAATGTAACTCCTTTCCTCGTCAGTTTCTGGCAGGGATCCATGGAGTTAACTCCATCATCTGATACTTGGGTTGATCAGTCAAGACTGGAAGCAAAGATTATCAATACTGAAGGTAATTATGCGGAAACTTTCAACGCTTCTGTAGAGGCGGGTCAAATTGATCCTCA